GACCGGGCCGGTCGGCCCTCCCCGGGCGGCCCGCTCTGGACCGGCGTCGACGTCGGCCGGGGAGGGGATGAGAGCGTGCTCGCGCACCGGGACGGCTGGGTGATCTGGCTGGAGGGCAACCGGCGGCGCGACACCATGAGCCAGGTGGCCGCGCTCCAGGGTCTTGAGGGCCGCTCGATCATCGACGCGGCCGGGCTCGGCGCCGGGGTCTACGACCGGATGCGCGAGGTCGGCGCCCGGCCGCTCGCGTACGTCGGCGCGGCCAGGGCCAACGCTCGCGACCGGTCCGGCAAGTACGGGTTCACCAACACCCGCTCGGCGGCGTACTGGCACCTGCGGGAGTTGCTGGACCCGGCGTTCGAGCCGGTGCTGGCGCTACCCCCGGACGACCTGATGATCAGTGACCTGACCACACCGCGTTGGGAGATCACCACGGGCGTGCCGCCCAAGATCAAGGTGGAGCCCAAGGACAAAGTGATGGAGCGGCTCGGCCGGAGCCCGGACCGTGGCGACGCCATCGCGATGGCCATGTGGGCGGACCGGCACCAGTCCGGCGGCGCTAATTTCGTGGAGCCGGTGGGCTCCCTCCCCACGACGGGCCTATCCCCGCTCGGGCGTTGACACCTTGCAGCCATGCCGGTAAGGTAATTCCTATGACGAACACGGAACGCCCTGCACTCGGGGAGCTGACAGTCGGCCAACCGGTGATGGTGCGCCGCAGCGCGAACGACTCGCGACGACGTGATCCCGCCGAGTGCTACATCCCCGCCGTGATCACCAAGGCGGCCCGGGTGTGGATCGAGATGGCCAAGCCCGACTCGTCCGAGTGGTCCATCTACCGCTGGCGTATGCGCCGGGACACGCAAAACGAGGCCACGCAGTACTCGGGGAGCAACGCCAGTTTCGCCACCCTGGAGCAACACGAGTGGGACAAGACCCAGGCCTGGGCACTGGGTTTGCTCCATGACCAGGGCATCCGGGTCGACCGGGAGTCGCCCTGGTCCGGCCGCGAGGTGGCGTTGGCAGACCTGATCGTGGAGAACATGGCGCACGAGATCGGAGCTGAAGCATGAGCAGGGACAAGGAAAAGACCGACGCGGGCAGTGTGCCGCCCCGGGGCGAGCAGAGCAAGAACGACCGGACCGAGGACGGCCGGGACAAAGACGGGAAGCGCTGACGGTGGAAGATCAGGAATGGAACCGCGAGTTGGCCAAGAACGCGGGGCGCAACGAGAAGGCCGGTAAGGCCGAGAGCGGCCTGAACAAGGCCAGCGACCGGGGCCGGGACGACAACCGGCGCAACGACATCCACGACCGGGACAAACAGTGAGTTGACACTTCACTGTCATGCCTGTAAAGTAGTTCCTGTCAGCACGGAACACCCCCTCAGGAGGACAGAAACATGATCGACATCCACTGCGAGGACTGCGACGCTCTCAACTACCCGGTCAGCCAGGACGAGGCACACGCGCATGAGTTGAAGACCGGTCACGAAGTGGTCGTGCACGTTAGCTGAAGCGCATGACCGGCAGGCCCAGGGGGAAACCTCTGGGCCTGTTTTGTGTTCCCGATAGGGGAGGTGGTCGCCGTGGTCTCGGACGCGGGTGGGCGCAAGGGGTACGTCAAGAAGAGCCGTCAGAGCGTCTACAAGGCGCTCCGGCGTAAGGGCGCGAGCAAGAGCAAGGCTGCGCGGATCGCCAACGCGGGAGTCACGCACGCGCAGCGCTCCCGGATGAGCCGCAAGGCCGCGAGGACGCGCCGCTCCAAGCGGGGGTAGCTGTTACTGTCAAGTTGTAGAGGGGAGGTCATATGGCCAGTTGGATACTCGTCCCCTGCCTGGTCTCGCTGCGTAACGAGTTCAACAAACTCGCGCCGTCACGGGACAAGGCAAGCGACGGGAGCATCGGGGACACCTCGCACGCCGCCGGAGCGTCGGACCACAACCCGGACGAGACCGGCAACGTCGGCACGCACGACGCCGACACCATCAATGAGGTGCACGCGATCGACGTGACATCGCGGCTCAACGAGCCGGGGTGGTCCATGCAACGGTGCGTGGACATCATCGTCGGGGAGCACCGGGCCGGGCGCGACAACCGGCTCCAGAACGTGATCTACAACCGCCGGATCGCCAGCGCCTCCTGGGGCTGGACCTGGCGGGACTACACGGGCACGAGCCCGCACACCGAACACGGGCATTTCAGCGCCCGCTACACGACCGCGCAGGAGCAGGACACCTCCCCATGGGGGTTGCTGGCCGCGCAGGAGGCAGAGGACGGCGTGAGCAAACAGGACGTGATCGACGCGCTCAAGAGCAGCGAGGGCCGCGCGGCGCTGGCCAGCGCGATCCTGGAGATGCGTATCGGCGACAAGGCGTACCCGACCCGGACGTTCGGTACGCACGTGAACGACATCCAGTACAAGCGGGACTATGAGGTGGGCGACGGTCTGGGCGCGAAGTACTCCGGCGTCAAGCCCGGCTCGTTCCTCCAGGTCGTCGGCAAGCTGCCCGGCGACGTCGCCAAGGTGAACGCGATCGTCTCGGCCAAGGCCGACGTGGACGAGAAGGCTCTGGCCCTGGCGCTGGCGCCCGCGCTCGCTCCCCTGATCCTCGCCGGTCTGCCGGACGGCACGCTCACCGGCGCCGACATCGAGACGGCCATCCGTAACGTGCTGACCAACGGGGTCGGCCAGTAAGGGGAGAGACCATGCGCATTCTCGGACGCGAACCGGCCCTGATCCTGGGGTTCATCGGCGCCGTGCTGACCTGGGCGGTATCGCTCGGACTGGACTGGCTCAACGCCGGTCAGGCCACGGCGATCGTCACGTTCATCACGGGCGCCGTGATCGCTTTTACCACCCGGCCCATCGCGCCGGGTCTGTTCGTCGCGGCCACCTCGGCGGGCGCGGCACTGTTCGCGGAGTACGGCCTGGACTGGTCTCAGGCGTCCGTCACGGGGCTCGGGGCCATCATCCTGGCTGGGTTCGCTCTGTTCGGCATCCGTCCCCAGGTCACCCCGGTGGCGGATCAGGCCCCCACGGCGCTCGCCAGCGGCCAGGTTCGCTGAGGTAGAACGGGAGAAGCCCCCGGCCGATGAGGTCGGGGGCTTCTGCGTGCTCGGGTTACTTCTTCTTGATGACCCGACCGGTCTGGCTACGGAAGGTGGGGACGATCTTCCCGGCCACGGTCTTGTCGGTGGTCCGGCCGTCACCGGCGCTGGCGCCGTATCCTTTGGGGTGTGCGCTGGTACCAGCACCGGTGTTGCTGTTGCGGAACCAGCGGCTGGAACTCTTGCCGGACTCGCGGCCCAGGTGCTTGGTCTTCTCGGTCATGGTTCCTCCAGGTGGGTTGATACGTCTTACCTTACAGGTCTGACTGTGAAGTGTCAATCAGCCAGCGCTGTAGGGACGGCCGTAGCGCGCCCACTCCCAGAGCTGGATGCCGTGCCATTGGATGTACCGGCGCCATATCCAGCGTCGCCTGCTCACGTGCCCGATGCCCTCTCGATTCTCGCCACTACCCGGCCTGGCCGGGACCGGCCGGGGATGAACGACACGCCAGCGGTGTACCGGATCGCCGTACGGCGACGCCAGCGCCACCACGGCACGCCGCGCCCCGGCCCGGTCCCGGTGATCAACGCTTGCCCTTGCCCGAGCCGATGCCCCGGCCGCTCTCGTTGCCGTCCCGCCCGTTGCCCTCGGTCCGGCCGGGACCCGTTCCCGCGCCGCTACTGGTGCCGCTGGAGCCGCCCGACTTGTGATCGTTGCGGCCCGGCCCGCTGGTATCGCTCTTGACCATCATTCTCCCTGCTCGGTGAGGTACCTCCCCGCCGGGGCCAAACCTTACAGCCTTGACGGGGAGGTGGGAAATCAGGCCCGGTAGGACTGGTTCGGAAAGCCCCGGCGCTCGGAGTACTTGATCGCCCTGCTCAGCTCGGGCCGGGTCGCGGCGTAACGCCGGACCTGGAACAGGGGGACGAAGGACCGGTACCGGCAGTACGAGCACTGGCCCTCCAGGCAATCCAGGCCCGGGTCCGGCCAGCAAATCTTGATCCGGGCGGCCATCAGGCGCTTGCCCAGGTCGTGACCTTGTCCTCGGAGTACAGGACGTCGCCGACGATGTTCTGGACCCAGTCCGGCGCGGCCTTGAGCCAGGTCGATTGGGCGTGCCAGGGCTGTTCGGCATACCAGCTCTTCTTGCCGACCACGTTCTCGGACGGCTGGCCGCTCATGAGCATCTGACCTCCCCGGACCTCGACGCTGGAGAACTCGCCGTTGGTGGCCCGGATGACCAGCGCCTCGGGCCGGAACGACCGGTCCCGGGTGTGCCAGCGCTGCGTGATGTCGATGTCAGGTACGTCGCTGACCTCAATCGTGACGGTCAGCTCGGTGACCTCGCTGGTGACGATGGCTCGCATCGGATCTCCTCGGGTTGGGTGTTGCCAACTTAGCAGTCATGACGGTAATGTGGCAACCAGCAACGGCGAACAGGGGAGGGCGAGATGGCGAAGATCGTGATCCAGCACGACGAGGACCCGGCTATCGGGATCGTGCTCAGCCCGGACAGCTGGCCTACCGCGATGTGGTGGCGTGGTACGTGCACGCAGTGCGGCACGGTGGTCTACGTCTCCACTCTGGACGAGCCACCGTTCGACGAGGCCCAGCGTCACGTCGACAGCCATGAATCAGCGCTCTGAGCAGGGGAGAGAAAGAGATGACACAGCACAGTCAAAGGGCACAGACCGGTCCCGAGGTCCGATCGCTGGTGCTCGGGTGGAGCACCACGGCCGCCGCACTGGCGGGCAGCGTCTACATCCAGACCGGACCGGGCGGGTGGCGCGCCGTCATCGGGTCCTCGATGGGGCTGGCCTGGATGTTCATGACGGGCCAGCTCACGGTGAACATGCACATCGAGCGGGTGGCGGCACGTCAGCGGATCGAGCGGGAGCGTAAGCGGGTGGAGCGGGAGGCTGAGAAGGCCAAGGCCGTGCGAACGGGCACGATCGCGACCTGGACCGGGGAGCACCCCGGGCAGCGGTTCAGCGTGCGCTACGACGGGCCGACCGGGTACCTGATGGTTCAGGGCTGGATGGGGGACCACTTCCAGGTCCCCCGGGAGTCGCCGTGGTTCAACGTCGCCAGCCTCAAGGACACGATCGTGGAGCTGGAGGCGACGCACGAACTGGAGCCCGAGGCTGGTCCGGGGATGGATGCGATCCGCCAGCGGCTCGGCCTGCTCACCTCCCCCTCGGCGCTGCGGGCGGTCGGCGTGCCGGTGCTGCGCGGCGAG